TCCCTGGTAGCTGGAACCGACGTCGCTCCGTCAGCTGCAGTAGCCAGCGTGTCATCAGCCCCTCCACGCAGCGACGCAAGACCTGCGACAGCAGGATTTGCAGCGGACTCAGCGCGGACGACGTAGGCCTGATTGGCATTGCGGAAGTACTCACGCAGCGCGAAGAAACCCTGACTGTGAGTATCGTCGTCAATCGGCCTTCCAAAGGTATCCTCAAGCGCACTCAGGTTTGTAACCAGAGTACGGTCATTGAGAGGACCCTTCTGAAAGGTGTGGACAACTCCGATCTTCAGGTCAGAGCCGATCTCCACGTACAGCGAGAGGTCGATCTCTTTCTTAAAAACTCCAGCTGCAGGCATCTCGATCCTCCTGGTCAGCGGCTAGGCTACTCGCCGTCTGAGTCGCTATCATCGGAAGAGTCGTTCATCAACTCCTCCTCGTGATCTTCCATATGCTGATTGAAGTAAAACTCGGACTTGTACTCCTTGCCGCAGACCTCACACACTAGACTGCATGGTTCCACGTCATCAGCTGATTCCGTTGAAGGGGCAGGATCCTCCAATTTTTCCTTGAGGTCCTCGAGCAGGATTGGAGGGACTTTCCGCCCACGCCGAGTCTTCGTGAGCCCACGAATCTGATCCGTAAGCTGCGTATCCTCGACAACGAGCTCCTCTTTCGGTTTCAGGGCCTTGTGCTCCATGCCCTTTCCAGGATCATGAGTCGCAAGCTCCAAGCGAACGAGGTCCTTACACTTATTGACGATGCGAACCTTGACCATCACTTACTCCTTGGGAATCTCAAAGTCGAGGAGGAGCTCCTGGAGATCAGCCTTGAGGAGACCTGCAGCCTCGATCCCGAGCTCAGGATGCTCCTCGACAAGCTCCAAGAGCTCAGACTTCTTCATCGAGAGGATTTCCTCGTCGGTGTAGTACTCGATCTCCGGGGACTCATCCTCTGCAGGATCCTCTGGAGGACTCTCAACGGGCTCCGGAGTCTTCTCCTCAGGGTGCTCGATCTCGACAGAGACCTCAACGACCTTCGGAGCTTCCTTCTTCTCAGGCTGCTCCCACTTGTAGTCGATGTAGCCCCACTTCTTCTGAGCGATCATGTCATCGGTAGCGCGCTCTGACTTGGTCGCACCCATCGACGTGATCTCGACGGACTTGAGCTTCCCATCCTGGATCACCTCGACCATCGTTCCTTTACCTCGAAGAGAGCGAATGAGAAACATCGTTGTCTCCTTAGTCTATCGTCGTGAAGTACGCGGCGGTGATAGGAGTACCTGTGTCAGGGATCGTACTGAATGTCACAGTGAGCGCACCTGTGTTGTAGTCGAGCGTACCAGATGCGATTTCGTCCCCGATCAAGTTCCCTGCTCCGTCGTCGTACCCTCTCTTGTTGTTACCGCCAATCGTAGCATCAATCAAGAACGTGTTAGCTATGACAGGGAGAATTTCAGTATCAACTGACCCTGTGTACGTATCCTGACCAGCAGCAGCTGTGAAGACTGTCTGACGCTGAGGAATACTGGAAGTTGACAGGAGCTGAGTAAGATCTTCGTCGGAGTACGTCTGAATCTCAACTTCCTTGAGCGCGTAGGCCGTATTTGGTACAGGAGAAGGTCCCTTCTTCGGATCGCCGAGGTCCCAAAGCCAGCCTTTGAGAGTGAACGTGAATGTTCGGCGAATGATGCGTTCTTTGTTTCCTGGCTCAAGATCTCCTGTCGCGACCATCCCACTATCAGAGAACAGACCTATCTTCTTGGTCCCGTAGATATCGTTAGGATCGATCGTGTCGATATCAACGTCGATGTAGTGGTACCCAGGCTTAAACAAGTACATGAGGTACTGCGAGAAGAGGTTCATCTCTCTGCGGTACTCAGTCCAGAAGTTGAGAGTGTAAGGTTTGTTTACAGGAGTAGGATACTCACCTCGTCTTATCTTGAGCTTCTCGGCTTCGTTCCATCCAAGCTTGCGAATCGTGTTTGGATTGAAACGCTCTGGATCGACTTCAGGATCTTCAAGCGTCAAAGCGATCCGAGGAACAGGCGGACGACCATCAGGATCTAGAGGAGTCGGAGTCACATACTCAGCAAACGCGCGATCAGGGGTACCAATCATCAAGTCAGCAGTCTTACCTGGAAGGATACTAAGAAACTCCGTTGTGACCCAGTCCTTAAGAGCGACGTCGTAGAGGTGGTACTGGTCAGGCATCTACTTGTACTTCTTGCCTTCCTTAGCGATGACCTTCTCGATCTGAAGAGTGAGTCCGAAGATCTTGTCGCCGAGCTTCGAGATCTCAGGAACATCCGAGCCGGTCAGGATCTGAGCTTCCTTCTTGATAGCCTTGGTGCTGTTGAGATTAAGAAGAAGCTGCGTCGGAACTTTGAGGAACCAAGGCTTCTTCGCCTCGCTCACTTGCTCATCAATGAGTTCCTTAGCTGCCTTCATCCTAGCACCGTCACTTTCTTCTTTGGCTTCCCTGCCTTGCGCTTTGCCTTCTCAGCCCCAGCGATGTAAGCAGCAAGAAGCTTCTTGGACTTGCGTAGCACTATCGAGGCGAGAGGTCTCCAAAGAGGTCGAGCTGGAATTGTCCAAGTACCGTACTCATGAATCGCAGCCAGATGCTTGTACGAGAGTCCTGAGTGGTGAGTACCTGGAAGCGGACCTACGAAAACAAAATCGTTGCGCTCCCACCAGCCAACCCCATCCTCGACGTACTCGCCTGTCGCGATGTAAATTCTTTCGTCGAGTTCTTTCCTCTGCTTAGCACGAACGTAGTAAGGCTTCAGAGGTTGCCAATTGAAAGCTTGATCGTAGATTATACGCTTAGCCTGATCCGAGATCTCCTCTGCAAACTTTCTCGTCTCGTCAGTCGCGCTTATCAGAACTTGCTTCTTGAAAACCGAGAAGAAGTTTCGAGGGAGTTTCTTCTGAGTCAGCTTAGCTCTAATCTTCGTCATCGTCCCAGATAGTGATCTTGCCATCTGCATCGACAGCATCGAAACCAAGCTTTGAGAGAGCGTTAGCCAGATTCATTCGATCTCTTCGATCAGAGATCTCGATGACGATACTATCGTTCCTCACGTCGAGCTTAGCATCCTTGAACTTCTTCACAGCCTTCCGAACCTTACTCACGTGCCCGAAAGTGAAGTCCTCAGAGAGGTACGTGTCAATCAGTTGTTCTGCTTTACTCATGGCTGCTTCTCCTTGTGAGTCCGATCGCAAGCGTAGGTGACTTGATAAGGAACTTTAGCTTGCCTCACGAAATCAAACGGACTCGCCTCGTGTATCTCCAGCTGCTCTAGAATTGTACTCCCAGCAGCATCGACGTAGGTGAAGTGGATTCGATCTCCGACCTTAGGATTCAAGCTGAGATCTCTCAAGATCTTCGAGGACATCCAAACAACAGCATCTCTGACCCTGTCGTAGCCGTACTTGTTAAGAAGCTCTTCCTCAGGGTCAAGCTTGATATGCATCGGAAGTTCGACAGGATCCGATGCAGCGTAGCTAGGTTGAATCGGCCCTAGCTCAGGGTCACCTGAAGGCTCTCCGTAGATATTGTTTCCTGCTGCCTGATCAATGATGAAGAGAGGATGGCGCTGTACCATCGACCAGTACATCTCAGCAACCATCTCCTCGTCGACATCAGTATCAAGTACCTCAGTGAAAAGTAGTTGCTTAGCTTTGGTAGAAGTGAAAGTCATGCTTCGATGTCGACGATATAGTACCCTCTGCTCTTGTAGGGATCTCCAGGGAGAAGATCGTCGTCAAACTCTGCGTCGACCCAGTCGGCGAACTGACGAGCGCGACTCGAGTTCTTGAACATGTAAGAAACCTTACGATCTCCCTCACTCCCTTTCTCGCGCTTACCACCACCCATTTTACTAGCAGCCATATCGAGCTTCTTAAGCTCGTCTCCTGTGACTTGCTCCTCGATCGCTCGCTCAATAAGCTCTCTCGCAGTGACCATGACCTATCCCTTGATTGGAGGAGTCCAGTCTCCGCGAGTCGACCAAAGCCACTCACGAAGACGCTGTTGATCATCTCGACCTTCGTTCAGCAAATCGTTACCATCGGTCGAGACAGGAAGCTCGTTTCCAGGAACTCCCTGATACTTGTTGCGAACGCGGCCGAGCATCTCCTTACAGAGAGCCAAAGTGTAGTCAACGACCCAGCCCTGATCTCCTAACGGAACATCCGAGATCTTATCAGGAGAAGCATTGTAGTCGTAAGCAAGAGTGAAGCTACGTGTCGGAGTCGGAGTGAGAAGAAGCGTTGTCTGATGTTGGATCCACTCCCAGTCCCAGTCGGTTCCTGTCACATACGCGATGTCCTTGAAGTACATCTTGTCTGCGACGACCTCTCCCATATCAACGTATGGAGGAACTCTAAGTCGGTAGTACTCCCACTCGCTGTAAGTGCCTGCGGTCCTGTGGATCGGCTCCGGATAGACAGTGACGACACCTTTGCCGAATGGCTTTCCGAGAGTGGTGAAATTGTAAGCTTGCTGTCCACTGAGAACTTCGATAAAACTTTTCTTCAAAATCGGTTTCTTAGAACCGTAAAATCCAACTGCCCTTTTGATCGCCTGCTTGATGTTCTGATTGTCAAGCTCAATAGAACGCTTAGGAAAGCCTAGCTGAGCTAGCACATACTGTTGTATTTCTGAGTTAGTCCAAGCCATGATTTCCAAGTCCTCAGGCGGGAAGTGCTAGGAGACTCCTAGCACTTCCCGCCATCAGGCTCAGATGGTCACGTCGTCCTAGAACGGCGAGCCAGTGATGCTCGAGGTGCAGAAGAAGCGGCCATCGACCGACTTCTTGCCATACCGTGAGCTGATGCCCTTACGACCGATGAAGTCGTCGAGCATCACAGTCGGGGTGGTGAAGGCCATGATGTAGGGAGCGAAGATGTACCCCACTTCCCACATCGAGATTCCCTTGTACCCAACCATGAACGCGTTGTTGTCGGTGGCGTTCCGAGTAGCGCCTGGGTAGCTGGGATCCTTGTAGAAGTCCCACTGACCGTTCAGACGGCCCGACTTGTAGACTCCCCGAGTGTTCGCAGGCTTGGGAGCCGCATCGAACCCAGGGAGGCTCTCGACCAGCGAGGCGACGTTGGTGCCGCCAACGATCCAAGTACCCACCGCGCGCTGAGTGGCGTCGAAGATCGCATTGCTGGCCTGGATGATCTTGTCCACGAAGAGCAGCTTGTGCTCAGTGAACGAGATACCGGAAGGTGTCTGACTGAACGCAGCCACTGAGTTGGTTGCCAGGTCCTTGATGTTCCGCACGACCTCACGATCGATCTCGTACTTGAGCTCCGAGGTGATCGCGGCCACCTGCTCGACCTCAGCCTCCATGCCATGCAGGTTCTTGAGATCCTGCATCGCCTCGACCGACCACCGAGTGCGCAGCTTGCGAGTGATCGCAGTCACCGGCGAGCTGGTCAGCGTCATGTCGATCGCTGGGAGGGTGTCGTTGGCCTCCATGTCGTAGGTGTAGGTCGCGTTGATAGGCTCGGCCGCATCGACGTTGCCTGTGAAGGTCACATCGTACGCACCGGTATTGTAGTCGATGGTGTTGTTTCCGACACCGACATCGCCCACCAGAGCACCATTGCCATCGTCCGTGACGGTCTGCGTGGTAGCACCGACCACAGTCGTGATCTGGATGGTGCCAGGCTTGACCGGGGTGAACGAGAGGTTGCCAGTGTAGGTGTCGACAGCACCCGTACCGACATCCATCTGCTCAGAGTCGATCAGCTCCGACGAGTAGGACTCGTTCGGGTTCTCGATGATGTCCTGACCAGCGACCGCCGTCCCCTTGGTGGCGTTGTAGATGAACTTCTGGTAGAACAGCAGCGAGACAGGACCCGGCATCGGCTGCACCGAGGCGATCTCGTGAGCCACGAGACTCGGGAACAGTGCCCGGACCATGTTGAACGCGTACTTCTCGAAGTCGCCGATGTTGACGAGCTTGGTAGTCTCGTCCATCGCATCGATGTACTGCCTCATGTTCTCCAACATAAGTGCGGTACCTGCACGAGTCCAGTCATCCTCGAGACCTTCCATGAGGTCTCCCATCTTGATCTGGATGTCGTGCTTGTTGTCCTCGAAGAGGACTCGATCTGCCTGCTCAGCGAGCATGAGACCAACGCTCCGACGCATGTCGGGGCTCTTGGCCAGAGCCGCCTCTTGCAGCGCATGGGGATTGCCAAGAATCATCTCTTCCTCCTTGGTACTTGTCTGCAGTCGAGGCGACTCAGACTGCCTTGTTCAACCTGGCCCCAACCGTGGATGCCCAGCTAGTAGGCTTCGGCTGAGAAGTGGTAGTAGCACCCTCGCTCAGAGGCTGCCCAGGAAGTGGCTCCTTGATGGGAGCGGGAGGAGCGATCGTGCCAGGGATGAGACCCTTGACACTCTCGAACACCTTCTCCACATCCTCATCGGTCTCGCAACCCTCGAGCAGCTTGTTGACCTGCTCGTGAGCAGCCTCGGGGATGGTCGCAAAGTGACTCTTGACGAGCTCATCGCGACGACCCTCGAGAACGCGATCGATGGAAGCCTGCAACAGACCTTCCAGAGCCTCAGCGCGGTGACGATGCTGCTTGATCTCAGGCAGCCGCACCAGTGCCTCGTCCAGGAGCTCGACGGCAGCATCGTAGCGAGTCTGCAGAGTGATGTACTCATCTGACTCCTCGACGCCCTCCTCGAGATCCTTGACTTGCTGCTGGAACTTCTCGATCAGCTCTTCAGCAGCATGCAGGCGAGTAGTGAGCTCGCGATGCTCCTGCTGAACACTGAGCAGATTGTCCTTCAGAGTTTGGATGTCCGAGTCCTTCTCGGCGATCAGCCTGGCCTCGAGAGCAGTCATCTGCTCTTGATGCCACTTGAGAAGATTTGCATCCATGCCCTGAGGATTCCCAGTGCCGTCCTGATTCACGGTCATCGGTTCCTCCTGACTTGACGTGTTCTCCAACTTGTCAGAAGACTCGTTGGCGGTTACGACCACCAAGGTCTCCGGAGCTTTCGCACCGAGTTCCTCTGTGATCTTCTCGCTCAGAGCCTTGACTTTGTCGCCGGAGTTTCGTCCCTCGAGGACACTGAGAATCTTTAGACTTTCTGTGAGCACAGGCATCCGCTGATCTTCAGGTAGCTCACTATTGACAAGTCCTTCGATGGCCTCGGCAACCAGTCGTTCATGCTCTTCGACGTTTTCCACAATGCCAGGATAAGCCCCTGGCGTGCTCGGCTTGAGAACTAGGTCGTAGGTCTCGAGCCTAAAATCGTCTTGGACCTCGTCGGCACCTCCCTTCTTCTCCACAGTCCCGTCGCCTCGCGACGAGATACCAAGTTTGCATCCTGCCTTGAAAAGAGTCTCTGCGATGCGACCCATGGGCGTGTCAAGAATGTCTGCCTCGCCGTACACGGTGCCGTCGCTTCGCAGTTCCTGCTTGGTCACGATGTGAGAGATCTTCTCAGCGTCAGTCATCTCCCCAGCTGCCGGATGCTTCAGCATTCCGTACATCTGACGATCCTTGATACGACCCTGAACGTTCTCGTTGCTGAGAGTCGACTTCCAGAGCTCAGTCGGGTAGACACGACCATTGGCGTTCTTCGTGTCAGCACGCTGGAAGACTCCACCTACCGTCATGAGGACTCCTTCTTTGGAGGCCTTCTCAACGATAGTTGAATCAAACTGCTGAAGCTCCATCAAGCTCATGTCGACACTTCTCCAGTTCGAAGGTTCATGTAAACGATACGGAAGTTGAAGATCCGATCAGAAATTTCCTCAGAGCGACCAGGCATGACTTTCTCAATCTCGTTGCGAAGAGTTCGGAGATCAAGAGAGAAGCGATTGCTGAGGTGACGCCATTCGTAGAGACCTTCTCCAGGCTCATCTACCTCAGGTCGATCAATCATCTCGACCCGTATGATGTCTTCAGGACGAGGAGGCTTAGCCACCTAGGATCCGAACGCCATTTCCCAGTTCCACATCTTGGGACCTGCTGGCTGAAGATCCATCACCGGGATGGTCGTGAAAGCAGAACCTGTTCCGAAGTCCACGTAGGCCATGATCCCAGAGACACTCTTGACAACCCCGTGAGAAGGAGCCTTGCCTCCACCCTTGAGCTCTCGACCTGCATAGGGACTCTTGACCTTGTCACCCTTGCGAGGCTTCTTGCCTTCGTCGAGGTACCTGTCGATCAAGGCTTCAGCGTTACTCACTTTCAACCTCGCTGCTCCCAGACCTTGGCCTGTCGTAGTAGTTGTAGTACAAGAAGCCTTTGTTCTCTGTCTGCGCACGACGAGTGCGGGTCCGTCCTCCCTTGCGAGCTCCCTGCTTCTGAGCGAGAGTCTTTCTTCGAGGACGCTTAGGCTCCAAAGGACCAACGACTTCGTCCTGGTCAGTCTGCAGATACAAGTCGATGAGTTCTTCAGCAGTCATCAGTCTCTCGTGAGAAACTCCATCCTCGAGTAGTAGCCTTTCTCCGAGCGAATCGGAGTATCGGCACCTAGCTTTGTCTCGAGGAAGTTCACGATCTTCTCAGGGTTCGCATGATCACCACAAGTGAAAACGTCGAGAGCAAACTCTACAGCGTCTCCCTTGTCGTACCAATGCAAGGTGATGTGAGACTCATCAAGTCCGCACGAGGCAGTTCCGCCTGGAGGTGAGTCAGGTCTCGAGAGTTCGCAGGGAAGCGATATGACATGGCACTTGATCGGAGTCGCTCTGCCGACAGAAGCTGCTGTGGACAAAAGCTCCGAAAGATCCTCGTCCCTTGGCCATTTTCGCTTTTCGATAACGGCATCGAGCGTAACATGTGTTCCAGGCAACTCACACCCCATCCTGGAGGTTCAGGACCTCCGCAACCTTGACGTACAACTCCTCAAAACTACCTTCGTAGCTATCGAGGAGTCCATGGATTGGATGGTTGTTCGGCCAATCGTTCTCGTTGACGAGCCAAGAGATTGTCTCGATACGAGCGTCAGCCTTAGGATCGATGAGGACATCCTCCAGAGTCGCGAAGCAGAGGACTCCAGAGTCGAAGAAGGTACGAACAAGAAAATCCTCGCCAAGCGCGATGTCGAGTGCCTGACGAGGAAGGATACCTTTGTCTACACTCTTCACAGCAGACTCAATGATGCTCTCAGCCTTCTTGGTCGGAAGTCCTAGTCTCTTCTTGACGATTCCCATGATGAACTTGTAGTCGTCAGATCCCAATGAGTTTTTGGACTTCCCTGTATCCTTCATGCGCTGCTTGCGAGCGTCATTGAAGTAGCTCTCAGCATCCTTCATCGACTTCCCAGCCTTATCGGCGAGCGCTTGAAGGGACGGAGCAGGCATCAGTACTCCTTACTCACGCATTCAAGCTCAGCGCCACAGTCAGGGCAAGCCTTCGGATACTTCCCTGGATATCGAGGAACTGAAAGTCCGCACTCCGGACACCTCTTGACGTTCTCTTGTCTCGAGTACGCATTCCTCATGCCGCGAGTTAACTTCTCGATGAGATGCTCAGCTGCTTCGAGCGGCTTTCTCGAGTAGTACTGAACCGGAGTCTCTTTGTCAGAGACCGAAACAGTGATGATCTTATCACGTCCAGTCTTACGAACTCCCTTGCTGTAGATGAGTGTGACATCGCTGCCACTTTTCTCCACATCGATGACGACAGCTCGCCTTCCGTCGACAAGAATACCCTGCTTAGGCTTGAGAGCCGCCACATCAGATCCAGACAGAGTTTCACCCTTCACCACAGCTCCGGGTTTCTTCTCGTCCAGATATATTGATATGAGATCTCTAGCCGTCACCACAGGTATCCTTAATCATCAGAGCGAACTCTTCCACCGCGATGGAAAGCTCTCTCAGCTTGGGAAGATCGTCTCGACTGAGCGCTTCGCTCATCTCTGTCGCGAGTCTCTGGAGCTCAGGAACAGACATCTCCAGGAGATCGAGCTTCTCTTCAGGAAGCGAACTAACCGCAGTACGATTAGTCCTCACGGCATGAAGGATGCGCTCGAAAGTCGCACCCTCCTGGTGAGCTTTGATCAGATCCGATGCTCGGGGCATGTGGTCCAATCCCTAGGCGATGCCTAGGTTCGCTCTCCAGGCTTCTTCTCCTTGTACGGCGGGACCTTGCCTGCCGAAGGAGTCGAAGTCACAAAGCCCTTCTTATCAGCTTTCGTAGCCCCGACCGAGCCCTTGGCGTCGGGAGCAGGATTGCCTTTCAAGGGCTTGTTCGCAGGAGCTGAAGGCTCCGACGGAGTTGGGTTGGGCTTCAGAGGCTTGTTCTGCTCAGCCTCGCTAGGACCCAACCCCATGAAGTTCATCGACCCAGTGAATGGAGAGTATGAAGCAGGAGCACCGTACGTCTCGAACTTCATTCCTGTGTCCCCACACATGTACTCGTTCTCAGGACCGTACTCATCGCCGAACATCCCGTTCTCAGACATGTGCTCGTCGATCAGCTCTTTTGCTGTCTTGTGAGTCATGGTGGCTCCTAGCGCTTACACTTGCGCTTCTCCATCCTCTGCTTCATCTGATCGACGAACTTCTTCTTGGCCTTCTCCTTGTCCTTCGGGTCTTTGATCTTCGCGACCATCTTGTCAGCAGCCTTCTCAGCGTCGCCTTCAAGAACAGCCTCGAGAGCATCCCGGTGGGAGAAACCACAGTCCTCAACCAGCTCAAGCGCGAGGAGAGCTTCGTTGTTCATTTTCCTCTCCTTCTTCCGTTTCTTCTTCTGCGGGAAGTAGATCGGAACGTCAGAAGTAGTTGTGACTTCGTCAGCCATCAGAACCTGCGGCTACTCCCAGGTGGCGATGCCGTTCACACGACAGAAGCTGCCAGCCAAGTCGCTCGCAGCGACCTTCACGACGACCTCGGAGCCCTGAAGAACGTTGGCGATGTTCATGACCTTCTTCCCACCGCCGACGATGACAGAGTCCTGGTAAGAGTAGGCTGCCCGGATCGGCCCGATGTTGGGAGCCTTGCCAGTCGGATAGGCGAGACTCATCGCTCCGGTGAAGTAGTCGATCGTGCCACCCACGTCCGCGTCGACATCGTCGGTGTAGAGGATGCCATCGCCGTTGGTGTCGACGAGATCCACCGAGTCGCCTGCCGGCAGAGGCTCCGTGAGCGTAGTCGAGAGACCGAGGATGACCTCGACGTCCGAAGTCGCCTTGACCTCGATGCTGGTCACCGCAGTCAGCTGGACAGCACCCGCGACGGCAGTCACCGTGAGACCAGTGGTGTCGTTCTCCACGACAGTCTTGATCTCCGCAACGGTCACCGCATTGATGTCAGCGACGTCGCCAGTCCCTGCCTCGTCCTCGTTGTTGGCGATGCCGATCTTGGTCGTGATGCCTGCAGCGACGTTGGTCGTACGAATCCGCGCCCCAGTTCCGAGCTGATCGGAAACGATCTTCACGTTGTTGGCATCGACAGCCTCGACGTGACAGCCCTTGAGAGACTCGTTCATCAGCTGAACCGCGAGAGCGATCGTCGCCTCGGTCCCGAAGGTCACGGTCTGGATATCTCCGTCCCCGACCTGGACCTCCATGGTCTCCGCTGCCATAGCTGCGAACGACCCACCAGTCCCGATGACCTCGGCTGCACCTGCGTCAAAGGTTGCGGTCTCGTCACCACCACCATCGGTATCGACGATGAGTTCGTCCGCGGGCGAGAAGTTGAACGGCTCGACCTCAGTCCCCAGAACGGTCGCGAGACCGCTACCGCCGTAGGTCGGAGTCAGGACCACCGACCCTGGAACCACAGGACGATTGGAGAGGACGTTCCCAGAAAACTCGAGCGTCGCTGCGTCGCCGACGTACCCTGTCAGCTCAGCGGCAACGGCAGTATTCTTGTCCGTTGAGACGAGAGAGCCATCGGACTTCTTCTCGCAACGGACGACCACCTCCGACGATCCCTGATTTGAGACCTCGACGGTAGCAGGACCCACGCTCTCGAAACGGAGTGCCTCAACAGCCTTGTTCAGCTCAGCGGCACCCTGACCCTC